TACCCGTACCGACGCTGACACGCTCTACACCTTCACGGAAGCCATGCTCAAGACCGTCGCCCAGGAAATCTTCTCCGAAGGCGGCACACCGAAACTGCTCGTAGTTCCCCCGGGACTGAAGGCAACCGTTTCGGCTTTTGCTGGTGTTGCACAGCAGCGTTATGTAACCGGCGCAGAACCCACGACCATCGTGGCTGCCGCAGGTGCTTACCTGTCAGACTTTGGTCTTATCTCCGTTGTGCCGGACCGCTTTATGCGTAGCCGCGACGCTCTGCTGCTCGACCCCGAGTATGCTGCGCTCGCATATCTGCGTCCCTTCCAAACGAACGACCTGGCAAAGACCGGCGACTCTGAGAAAACTCAGATTCTTGCCGAGCTGACCCTTGAGGTTCGCAACGAAGCAGCTCACGGTGGTATTTTTGACATCAAGGCTGCCTAAACTGTAGTAAAATCGGGGGTGGGCCAGTCCCACCTCCGTTTCTAAATATGCAAAAACTAGGCGAAGATTTCGTAGCAGGAGAAAAGCGTACTTTTTACGCTGATGGCGAAGGCGGTCTCATCATCAAGTATGAGCAGGACGTCGCGCCGATATTAGAATTAAACAAAGCTGCTTATAACCAAACGGACGAGAGGGCACGTTGGGGCGAGATGGCTCACGTTGCAGAACTCCCGAACTCCGTAATAGCAGACTTGAATACCAAGGGCATTATGAGGGGGTTCACGGTGATAGACCAGAAGCGAATGAAGGCGTTTCTAAACGACCCGGAGAACCGTTATTTACGGACACGACCGGGGAGAGTTTAGTGGGCAAGATTCACGACAAGATTAAAGCCAAGAACAGACTAGAAGGTAAGAAAATAGCAATCTGCATCCCGAGTCGGGGTGAGATGGAGATAGGCACAGCCTTTGACCTAGCGGTCTTGTGTGCCTACGACGCCAGACACAGGGTAGGGCATCAGTCCATTTACACGGTGGCTGGAACCCTGATATTCGACCAGCGCGAGAAGATGGCGCAGGAAGCCTTAAAAGAAGGCGCAGACTACATCTTGTGGATAGACGCCGATATGCGTTTCCCCAAGAACACGATAGATATTCTGATGGCCCACGACAAACCAATCGTCGGGGTCAACGCAACAACCCGTTCCATCCCTGTCAAACCAACAGCTAAGAACCTGTTGATAGACAACGAAAAGAAAGAGAACCATTGGGTTCCGGTCGTAAGCAAAGGGAAAACAGGTTTAGAAGAGGTCACCGCCGTCGGTTGCGGGGTGATGATGGTAAAGCGGGAAGTATTTGAAAACACACCGAAACCTTGGTTTTGGTTTGAGCAGATTCCAGGCGGCAAGTTACTAGGGGAAGATGTTTACTTCTGCATCAAGGCTTTAGACGCAGGATACCCAACCTTTTTAGACCACGACTTGTCAAACCAAATAGGCCATGTCGGACAGTACACGTTCGGCTGGCACGATTACCCAGAGACGAAAGATGAGCCTAGCAACATACAGCGACCTCAAGACTAGCGTTGCGAATTACCTCGGACGGAGCGACCTGACGAGCCAGATTCCCGACTTTATTACGCTGGCCGAACTCCGTCTGTCTCGTGATATTCGGACCCGCCGGATGCTCAAAACAGCAACCGCAACCATGACAGCAGGAGACGCAACAGTCGGTCTCCCATCAGATTTCTTAGCAATCCGCGACGTATACCTGCAAGGCACTCCAAGAACAGTAGTCTCGTATCTTTCCCCGAGTGCGTTTTCTGCCAACTCACGGGCTGACGAACAAGGTCTACCCGTCTTTTATACCTTGCGGTCCAACGAGTTTGAGTTCGCTCCCAAACCAGATTCTGCGTATGTCGTGCAGATGCTTTACTACTACAAGCCGATAGCACTTTCTGATAGCAACACGAGCAACGAGTTCATGGCTAACTACCCAGACGCCCTTCTCTACGGAAGTCTCTTGGAAGCCGAGCCGTATCTTATGAACGATGCTCGCACTCAAACTTGGTCCAGCCTTTACAACCAATCCATCACCCGCATAAATACGTCTGATGAAGAATCAGAATTTGCAGGCGTTCCATTAGTAATGACCGTAACCACGAGGTAAAAAATGGCCGAATTTACGAACTATCTAGAGGACAAGATTCTTGACCATGTCCTGAAAAACGTCTCTTACACATCTCCTACTACTGCTTATCTAGGACTCTTTACCGCAGCTCCTAGCGATACTGGTGGCGGTACAGAGGTCTCGGGTGGCTCCTATGCCCGACAGGTTTTATCTGTAACCACAGCTTCCACGGGAATCACCACATCTTCCGCAGATGTCACCTTCCCGCAGGCTACTGGTACTTGGGGAACCATCTCCCACGTTGGGATTTTCGATGCCTTATCCACAGGAAATCTCCTGATGTATACGGCTCTCACAACGTCTAAGACCATTGAGACCGGCGACATCCTGAAAGTCTCTTCTGGCAACCTCACCGTTACCCTGGACTAATGGACCAATGCGGACCGTGGACGCTAGAGCAACTCGACCAGTTCTCTTCGTCCATAGATGCTTTACCGTTTAGCCTAGATTCAAGCGTATGGGACACCGCCTGCTTTCGATACGGAAACGGGCAAATCAGCAGCACAGGATTAGTCACAAGTAGTATCAACGCCACATTTGTAGTAAGCGGAACGGTTTCCGCTACCGCCACCGTAGTATCGGCAGGCGATAGGACTCGGACCGTAGACGGCGCAGTCGCCGCCGCCGGTGTCGTGTTAGCAGACGGAACAAAGACGACTTTCGGAGCAGGAGACATCTCTGCCTTCGGGGTAGTACAAGCAGACGGGATTCGCGTAAGACTTGCCGACGGTAGCATTACAGCCGCTTCGGATGTGGTGTCAGCCGCCACACGACTTAGGACCGTAACAGGGCAGATAAGCTCTTCTGGGTCTGTAACTGCCGATGCAAGCCGTATTTTGGCCGCTAGTGCCGTTGTTAGTGCCTCCGCTACTGTTACCACAGCCGCAGACAGACTTCGGGTTGTAGCGGGTGCTATAACTGCCACGGGTTCTATGTCGGCCACGGCAGTAACCGAGCAAAGCGTCATCGCCTTCGTGCTCTCTTCTGGAGACATGACTGCGGCAGCAAACTTTACTGCCAGCGGTATTGCAAGCATTGTTGCAAACGCAAATATCGTTGCGACACTTTATAAGTTTGGCGAAGAATGGGTAGTTGTTGCAGACGATGTTGGAACATGGACCGCTGCAACAGAACAATCAGACACATGGACGGTCGTTACTGCTAGCCCGAATACTTGGTCGGACACAGCAATCATTAGCGACACTTGGACCACACAGACTTCTGGGAATAATTCATGGCAACGTCTAGGGTAAATTTTGGAGAATGGCTGCCGGACCAGCCTGGGGTGATTGGTGCTCTTACGACAGCCAAGAACTGCTATCCCCGCGCTGTCGGGTATGGTCCTTTTCCGAACGAGGAAGATTACTCGGACGCCGCTAGTCAGAATCTGACCAACGTCGTAGCCGCCAGGGACACAAACGGAGACACCCGAGTCTTTGCGGCTGGGACTACAAAGCTCTTCCGCTTGGATTCCTCGGACTTCTCGATGGATGACGTATCGGCCACAACCTATACCAACGCCGTCTCGTGGAAATTTACTCAGTTTGGAAATAAGTTGATTGCAGCTACCGAAGCGCATACCCTGCAAGCCTATGACTTAACGACTACGGGTAGTTTCACAAACCTGGCTTCCGACGCTCCTAAAGCAAGATTCGTAAGTGTGGTGCGGGACTTTGTGGTCTCCGGCTACCAGACGTCTTATCAGAATCGCGTCCAATGGTCTGGGATTAACAATGAGACGACCTGGGCATCTTCCGGCACTACCCAAGCTGACTTTCAGGACATTCCTGACGGTGGCAGGGTTCAAGGTATTACCGGAGGCGAGTTTGGTCTAGTCCTGATGGACCGCAGTCTGTATCGGATGTCTTATGTTGGAACGCCGCTGATATTTCAGTTTGACAACATCTCTAGAAATCTAGGCTGTTTGGAATCCAACTCCGTTATCCAATGGCAAGGGGTTACTTACTTCCTGTCCAATGACGGGTTCTACGCCTGTGACGGCCAGAATGTCGTAAATATCGGCGCGGAGAAGGTCAATAGGTACTTCTTTAACACGGCTCGAATCTCAGTTTTGGACCAAATGTCCACGGCTGTAGACCCTGTTAAAAATCTAGTTATGTTCGGGTATCCGTGTACAGACTTAACTTACCGGATTCTCATGTACCACGTTCCAACTAAACGCTGGGCATACGCAGACACGGCAGTCGACAGGATTGCGTCTAGTTCTACTCCTGGAGTTACCTTGGAAGGGCTAGATAGCTTCAGCGCAAGTATTGATGCTTTACAA